GGCCCCGAGATATAGTAGGTGGAACAGAAGCTATGGGCACCTGGGATTGTGGGTTCCGCCACTTCTGGCTCCCGTGCCGCCTCCATCTTCGCTTTGATCTCTTCCTCCACGGGCGGCGTCTTACCTGTGTTCTCGATCTCGACCTGGAGCAAGGCCAGGGCACGCCAGGCTACCTTTGCGGTATGCCGCAGGCCGTCACTGTCGATCGTGCCAGCTTCCAATAGGTGCCGTAGCAGACAATTCGCATGGTCGCTTGATTTACTCCGGGACCACTTGAGAGGCGTCCCCTCGCCGTTGTGTTTCGCATTTCCCACATAACTTACGTGGGCTACTTCTGCAATCGCATCCGGGAAGTATGCAGCGAATCCATCAAAAACGGGGTAATCTTTTCGGGTCTTACTGTCTGTGGGCAACATGGTTCTCTCCTAAGAAGGTTTGCCGAGGTACCTCCGTGCGGCGTCCGAAGTGAACGCCAGTCCACGGTAGATAATCTCCTGCCGGCCACCGATCTCCATACTGTCTTGTGATACATAGGTGGCCAGGGTGACGATGTCGTTAAAGAACTGGGACTTCGTGCCCACGGGCAGCCGCTTCGCCCCAGCCCAGCTATTCCATCCATCGAACAGCATGCGACGAGGCACCACACCTTTGGGGTCCGCCGTCGTACATTCGTCCAGGAAGCTAGCCAGCGGGTTGTTGAACAGCTTCCACTCCTGCATCGCCGTGAGGCTCGACGCCGGTACAGTGAACGCACCGTTTAAACGCAGTCTCCTCAGACCCTCCAAGGCCCAGGCCGCGATGCCCGCGATCTCCTCGGGGAGCCGCTGTTTCAAAGTGTGATCCCGTTGATCCTCCGTGACCTTCTTCTGGAAGTCCAGGAGCATCAATCGCCGCTCCATCGCACCTGATGGGTCCGGGATATTCAGGAAGATATTCGAGGCGATCGTGATCCTGGTCGTCAGCTTGATCCCTTCTACCCGTGGAAGGAACTTACGATCGATCTGAAGTTCATCACCACCCACGATCGAGAGCAGGACTTCCAGTGCCCCCACCAGGGAGGCCCCGGCCCGGTCGTCGCGAGCGTCACCGATCAGACACACCAGTTTCCCGATCAGGGATTGGAGGCCGAAGTTGTCAGCCAGCTTCTTGAACTGGGGGCTGGCCACGTTCTTTTTCCCAACCAGGTGGGAGATGATGTTCAGGATGGTGCCCTTGCCGTGACCAGTGGGGCCTCGCATGTACAGCATCTTCTCCATGCTGATGTCTGAAGTCATGCAATAACCGAGCCATTCCTGAAGTAGAGCGATCTTCGCGGGATCGTCACCCAGGCTGCTTTCGAGGAAAGCGAGCCATAGCGGACAGACCGCAGTCGGGTCAAAACTAAACGGCAACGCATTGACCGTGAAAAGATCGGGAGTGGATGGGAGCAGGGCAACCGCCGAGTTTTCAAGATAGGCATCAACATCAAGCACTCCATTATTAAAGCAGATCAGGCTGTGCATGTCAAGCCCGTTCTTCCCGTTGATCCACTGAGGCAGCGTACCCGTCAGGTACCCATCAGCCAGGGCCACCTGTCGGATGCTGGACCACAGGCCGGCGGTGTATTTCAGCTTCTCCGGCTTGGGGCCTTGAGCACGGTCCATGATCACTTGCTTGTTGTCGGTCCAGCGGGCGAACTCCCCGATGAGGGCGTTCTCCTCCACGCTGTTGTAACAGCCGTCTGAACCGTTGTATACGTACCATCGGTCCTCCCAGTTCTTCAACAGCGTGACTTTGCCGGCCGTGTACTGTTCCTTCAGAAAGCGGCGGAAGATCGTGAGGGGCCGATCGTCGGGGATCAGGTCATCGGTGATCTGCTCCTGGCCCTTCTCCTCGGCATCAGCCAGGAGAGTGACTGCTGTCAGGCCATAGTTATTCTTCCAGGCCCGAAGGTCTTTCACATGCTCCGGCGGGAACAGGATACGGGCTTTCCCTGTCGTTGTCAAGCACGACTTCAGGGACATCGAGGCCCCGATCTGGCCGGGCCATTCTCCGTTGGCTTTCTTATCGTTCTCACCCATCACGATGACGGTGCGACCGCGTACCAGTTCAGCCACGATATTCTGACCGCCGATGTTGTTGGGCTTGCCGATCGCAGGAAAGCCCAGGTCATATGCGGCTGCTACGTCTGACATTCCCTCGACTACTAGCACCGGCTTCTCACTGTCGGCGAGCGGGGAAGCACTGGCCAGGATGCCGGTATCTTTCCTGATGTGCAGCCAGCCTAACTTCAGCGGCTTGGGGCTTTCGGTTCTGATGCAGACGACGGCTTTTGGGTCGGTGGGGCACTCAGACGAGACAAGGCAACCATCAGCTTTACCGCAAATAGGACAAGGCACCCCACCATCAGCCACGCGGACCCAGTTGTGACTACCCGTACTGTATCCATGTTCACCCTCTCTATGGTTTGGATTAACGACATAGATCGTACCCGGCTTCGAGCCAGGATACATCAGTTTCTTACCGCCGCAGTTCCGCAGACTGAAGCCTGTCAGCTTCGCATTCTCATCCCTCATTGGTACGGTGAACCAACCATCGTATGAAATGTACTCTTTCTTCAGACCCTTGCCGCCGAACACCACACGCGGGGAGTACCCAATCTGAAGCTGGGTCAGAGCCTCGGGGGTCACCCCCAGGTTCGTTCCCAGCCATTGGTACATCCCCGGCGTGCAGTTGTTAAGAAACGTGCAGTGCAGGGCGTTCCAGTCGTTCGCCACAGGACCTCCGTTCAGAGCACCATCTTGAACGTCTGAGTCGTACCGTCGCTGCACGTCAGCACCAGAGTGCCAGAGGTTACGTGCTTAGGTGCGACCAGTCCATCCGGTACTGGGAGGCCGCAGGTCCACCCGTGTCCATCCTCTGCGAGGGTGAGGAGCAGACCTTTAACGGTAACTGCGGGGGGTGTGGGTGCCACAACAGGGGCAGCGACTACGGGGGGCGAAGTCAGCACCACAGGCGTAACAGGTACGACGGGAGTCGGTGTCACAACCCCCACTGGGGCGGACACCGTTCCGACGTTTGGGAGTGGTGTCGTACCTGTGATCATCACCTCATTGTCAGAAAGAAGGGTAGCCGCGTTGGTGTACGCTCCACCAGTCTCCGCTGTAAAGTCTCCCCACTGGGCAAACTTGTTGGCGTCGTAGGAGGTGTTCCCCTTGGCGTAGGTCGTCTTGCTGGCAGTGCAGTATCCCGCACCGCAGCGAAAGAGAGCCACGAAGGTATTACCGAGTAGCTGAACATTGGTGCCTCCCAGTTCATAGCCGTACCCGAACCGGTTGGCCCCGGTTGAATCCTTCGGCCCCCAGACGGCCCCAGAGGCCATACTGAACTCAACGTAGTTACCCTGGATCAGGGGGGCGACCGCGTTCAACATCACGATGGACATGCCGAAGCTGTCTTCGTAGGGGTTACGCCAGTCGTAGAAGGTGTTGTTGGTGACCTGCATGCCAGTGACAACGCCGTTGCCCTGAATCTCCTGGCCCATCCGCTGGACGCCAGAGCCGAGGTTGTGGTCAAAGATGAAGTTGTTACCCGGCTCGACGACGTGGCCACCATCCACGATATTGCGGAAGGTGTTGTATCTGATGGTCAGGTTCGTTTGATTGTACAACTCCCAGTTTCGATTTGAGTTCGGGGAGTCGTGGAAGAGGTTGTCAGTGATGGTCAGACCAACCCCAGGGATCGTGGCGAAGATGCCAAACACGTCCGTGCCGTTCGCGTACTGCCCGCCTCCATACTGAAACTGATTCCCCACGATGCTGATGTTATTGTAACCGGAGCCATCGCACATCTTGATCAGGCCGTTGCTGCTGACGACATCGATGTCGCTGATAACACAACCGCTGGCATTGGCCGGGATCACGATGCCGTGCAGGTCCTGACCAGAGAGGTTAAAGACGAGGTGGGATTGAAAACCGGGCTCACCCTGAAGCGTGACGCCTGACGGAAGAGTGAAACTTTGCATGAGGGTCCAGGTGGCCGCAGCCAGTTGGACAATATCACCTGGCTTCGCTGCTTCCACTTTCGTGGTGAGGTTGTCGCCTGATGCTACGAGAATCGTTGCCATGTTCTGATCTCCTAGTTAAGGTATCCTAGCGGGAATCGAACCCGCACCTACGTCGCTCTACCATTAAGCTACAGGATACTCAGTAGTTTTTCCGGTCTGTTACCGGGGGTCACTACTTCCCGTTCTTCGTCGCGATCTCCGCGAGCACAGCGTCACGGGTGGCAGCGTACTGCTCCGGGGTGACCTTGTCGTCGGGAACATCCTTGGCGATCACATTGAGGTGGGTGATCCACATATCCTCCACCTCCGTCAACTCCACCTTGCCACGGGCGGATTCACTGCTCACGGCCTCCCAGGCTTCAGCCAGGGTGCAGCCGGTGGCGGCAACAGGGACTTCAACCGTCGCCTTGGGCTTGCGACCGGGCGGGTTCTTAGGAGTAGAGGGGGCAGCCGATGTTGTGGTCGGTGCAGGGGCTGCCGCAGCAGGGACAGCAGTAGCAGGAGGTGCCACCGCAGAAGCGGCAGGTGCGGCGGGCTTCGCTACTGCGGGCTTTGGCAACGCCGCTGCCACCGTGGGCTTCGGCGGAGCCTTCCGGCCCGCCAGCCACTTGCTGTTCGCCGCCGCGATCGTGGGGGCATCGGCCTGCTTGATACTCCGTTCCGGCGAGGCGTCTGGGGCGTCGATCCAGGTCACCTGGAGTGAGGTTTTGTCGTTCCACGTATTCTCCTCCACGCGGATCAGGACCGACTTACCAGAGAGGGTCGCCAGGTCCTGGAAGTCCGTACCAGTCCAGCCGGTCGCCAGTTGGATTTGCTCGAAGTTCTTCAACGGGCCGGAGTCGTTAAAGAGGACTAGGTAACCGACGAGTTCATCGCCGTAGTTCCAGTCCACCCAACCAGCCTCCGTAATAGGCGGCGTAAGAGCAGCCATTTCGGACTTCTCCACCACGTACCGCTTCGTGGCGACGAACTTCGCGACGAACTGGGGAAAGCCTTTCTTCGTTTCCGAATACCCCGCCTCCGTAATCGTAGCAATAAACGCCCCCGCACGGTCTACTTGTGACATAGGTTCTGCTCGCTTTCTTGAAAAGGGTTTGGTTCTGAAACTCAGTCCAGGATCAAGGCAACGAAGGTCTGTTCGTACAGGTTGACCTTCTCATTCTGATACGTGTATTCGATGGAGGTCGGCTGTTTCTCCATGCTGCCCTGGATACGACCAGGACGAATCTCGAACGCCTTCACCAGCACCCGATCGCCGGGGTGGAGGTCATGCGTCTCACTACGGCCACCGCCAGAGTGAAGGTTACCGGGGCCCACATGGGTCACAACGCCGGTCGCGAACTGGTCGCCGTGGGTGGACACGATGATGTCGCCGACTTTCTTTTCGGCGGCGATGGGGTCCAATCGTACAGCGACGAGGGTGTTACGTACTTGCATCTGGTATTGCTCCTCTGAAAATCATAGACCACAGGCTGTCGTCCGATTCGTTCCCGAACGATATCGCAGCCGGCAACCGTTTGCCCCCAATGGGGCGAGACTTCGCGACAAAAGACAGAGGACCATCCGCATAGATAGCCCTTGTCCGATCCCCACTGATTTTCCCCGCTCTAGCGTTCACGTTCTCTTTCAGGATGGTCATATCTGCGTAGTTGATTCGCAGAACATGATCAGCCCACGCGATCACTGCCATCCGCACATTGGCATTTGCAGTATTGTACAGTGCGGGGCCTGCCTCCAGGAAATCCACCCCGTCTTGATTGGGGATACGAGCCGCACCTTCCTGGGCCAGCAGGATCACATTTATACCCGCCCGAATTACGTTGTCAAGGTCCGCGAGCACGTAGATCATGTGCTCTTTCAGATGACTCCAGCCCTTGCCGTAACTATATTCTTCAAGACTGCTGGCGGTCTTGCCACTGGGGGCCTTGATGGTCGCGAAGATGTGCGGGCCAGCAAGTTGTTCCAGCCGGGTTAGCTCGTCCAGCACCAGCGTACCGCCTTTGGGGATCAGGGAAGGAACCTGCTGAATAGCATCCCGCACGTCCTGATAGGATTCGATGCCTGGAATGGAGTTCGCCCCCAGGCGGCGGGAGCCGTCATCAAGACTGATGAATACCGGGGACGGGGCCAGGAAGGCGAGGCTAGTCTTGCCCAGGCCCGGCTTCGCATAGATCACAATTCGTTCACCCTGTCCCGTCCCGGATTGAGTCACAACCGAGAACGTCTTCGCCGGCTGCCGGGCTGGGGCTGCCTGGGGCTTCGGCTGCGGGGGCAGACTGGGCTTCGCACTCGGGGTCGTAGCCGATGCCGCAGGAGCAGAGGAAGGCGTCCCAGTGGGGAGTGGTCGTATCGGGGGCGGGGGCATGAATTGTTCCTTTGTTAAAGATGAAGTCGTAGTTCTCGGACCACTTACGCGGGTCAACTCGTCGGTATTGATCTCCCTTGCCGGCCATCATTCCTCCTCTGATTTTGCAGACACTGTAAGGTCCACGTACGCGAGGCGTTTAAACCCTGCTGGCACTGGGGCCTGACGATCACACGCTGCCTCGCTACCAGCACCATAGCATATACTCTTGTAGGCACAGCGGTAGGGGGAGTCGCAAGCACTTTCATTCTCCACCCAGAGGTTGTGCGTGTCGTGCATCTTCATCGACTGATAGGTAACGAACAGGTCCTTGCGGAACTTGCTCAACTCCTGATCAGTCCTAGCGATCTCACGCCTGGCAAAATACTTCTCCGGGGTCTGCTGAATGTCCAGCAGTAACCGGGCGGAGAACATCTTCAGGGTTTCGCGGATGGCGAAGCCTTTCTTGCCCATTTCCAACTCGCCCATTTCACCGTCTACTCGGACGATGGGGCTTTCCCCGGTGACTTCGACCGCGAACTTCTCGCCCATGTAATCGCCTGATTCGATGAAGGCTTTGGTGTCACCCTGGGTCAACATCTTCGGTCCAATCGTGGGCTTCCTGAAGATATCCACTATAACACCTGCCCACGGCATGTCAAGGGGAACATTCGCGGGAAGCAGGCCGGCGGCTTTCATGTCCCGCAACGCCAGGCAGTAGTTGCTGATCTGGGTGTCCTTCCGCCACCGGTCCCAAAAATCAGAGTCGGGGTCGATGCTGCGGCTCGTGGTCTTCCGTTCCAGCACGCCAATCTTCCCACCACGCTGAACCAGAGCGTCGATCTTCCCGGTTCGCACCACCTCGGCGGTAGGAAGCGGGAGGCCGCTCTTGGGCATGTGGAGAGGGAGGTCAAAGGGGAGTTCCACGGCCAGGACCTCAATCGGGTCATTCTGATGATACCAAATATACCCCGTCAAACAGGTTATGAGTGTCACCTGCTCAAGGGCGTATTCCGCCGTCGTTTTATGGACAGGAACCTCGGCGTACCTGTTATTGAGGTACTCCATCGCCGCCACCATCTTATCCCCATCCGCCTTTTCATATGCCTCGATGGCCCCGTGCCAGCTACTACCAACTCTGAGCGTATCCGCTTCCACCGCTGGCCGCAAACCTTCGAGGTATGAAAGCCGGTATTTAACGGGGCACGTTTTGAATGCGGCAATGCTAGATGCACTGAGTTTATTGAGCATGGGACTCCAAGTATACAATAGCATTCTGTAGCCTCTTTACACTGTCCTGAAACCGTCCCAATCCCTGGTTGCAACCTTGACAAAGCAGCCCGCGAACGTATCCGGCGTCCCCCTTCGTCTTCGTATGATCATGGTCTATCTGCCTATAGCTCTCGGAGCCGACAATCAAGCTGATAGCGTCACCACAACTCGCACACACGCCGCCTTGTTCCCCAAACATCCGTTCAACTGCTTCGGGGCCTATGCCGTATAACTGCTTTACACGCCAGTAGACGTTATCCTTTTTCCACTGGCGAGTTTTCTCCCGAGATAAGTCCCGGTTCTCCGCAGCCCAGGCCCGCATACGTTCTCGGTTCTTTCGCTTTTGTTCCTCAGTTTTTGGCTTCCTCGGTGTCGCCAAGGCACGAGCACGAATCTCTTCACTGTGAGCGAGGCGATACCGGGCCTGGGCGGCTCGACGCTGGGCCTTGCGTTCTTCCAGTGTCGTCATATCTGTCTCCTAATTGGCCTCTTACCGCCCATGTGTCCACAGAGGCTTGTCTCACCCAGCCAACCGTAATACGCAATGCACAAGGCGTCGATCCTTCCGTCGAGCAGCCCGCCGCGTGGTCCACGAATCAGATGCTTGAACGCCGGAAACTTCTCATCGAAGTAAGCCGCACATATCTCCACGGCGTTGGCGTGGGTTTTCCCAGGGAGGCCAAGCTGGCCTTTCCACTTCTGGGGTGCTATGGGTCGTAGGCTGAATCCACCAGTCCACAGTGTACCCCAAAGCATCCCTGTGTGCAAGCCAAAACGAAAAGCGAAATCTGGCACCTCACCCGGACGTGCTGTATTGTTTTCGAGGTACGCCAAAGTGTCATGGGGGTTGAACTGCCCCAGGATCGCCTTCAGGCCGTCCATATCCACTCCACGCTCCGCACAGGGCATGTCCCAGACCATTGGCATCGCCAGCTTTGTGCCCAAGGCGGCGATTGCCCCCTTCATCCCGACATCCACGCCGATCACTGTGCGATAGAGGCTCAAATTGACTCCTAGGGGCCTTGGACCCCAGCTTAACATTCACTTCACAGCATCGCCAGCAGGGCCAGGAAGAATACCGATACCGCCAGAATGACGCACCACGTCAGATCGACGCACCACACGACATCGTACGGGTTTGGCCCGGGCGACGGCACGCCGGAAGTCACAGAAGGAGGCTTCTCCGAACCGCGACCACCAATAGAGCCATTCTTGCTTTGTTCTTTCATCTTGGAACTCCAGCTTGTGCTCGGGCATCCTTAGTCCTTCCCGTAGCGTGAAGAGATGTGGCCGCTTGCATCCAGGGGCAGGCCGAGTGCCCACGCCGGCTCCCGACACATT